GACAGGTGGAAGGAAATGATAAGCTATCTCAAAAGCCTCAGCTAAAGTACCCCATGGTCCTTGTTTCGTGGTACGATGCCAAGGACGGGGATTCCGGGTGGCACTCAATAGAGGACATCCAAAAGGAGAAACTGGCCATCTGCTACTCGGTGGGTTGGCTCATCTTGAAGAACGACGAGCGAACGGTCGTAATGGCGGACTACTCGAACGAGGAGAATGACCACGACGGCGGGCGCCACATAGCGATACCATCCGGGTGGGTGAAATCAATCACGTACTTGAAATATGACTACAGGGAGAGAATATGAACATGGACAGACTGCTACAATCGGTTAAGAAACACGAAGGCTACAGAAATAAGGTCTACAAGGATACTCTAGGCAAGAGAACCGTGGGCGTCGGGCACTTGTGTGTGGAGGACTTCTGGGAGGATAATAAGGAGTATTCCGAAGAAATGCTCATGAACACCCTAAAAGACGACCTAAAAAACGCCATACAAGGCTCTGAGAGGCTTTTAAAGGACTGCCTGGTACTAGATAGCCTTGCAAGAGAAATCATCATAGAGATGGTATTTCAGCTAGGAGAAACAGGTGTATCGAAATTTAAGAACATGATCAAGGCCCTAAAAGAAGGACCGGACTATCAGACGGCGGCGATAGAAATGATGGACTCAAGGTGGGCGAAACAAACACCCGAAAGGGCAAAGGCCATGAGTTCGGAGATGGCCGCCCTTGGTTGATGACTTCTATAGCCACATGAAAAAGGAACAGGAGCTACTAAATATGAGCTACAAGGAATCCGTTCGGCAAAAAAGAGAGCGGAAAAAGAAGGAAAAACTAAAAAAAGAAAAAAGATGGGAGGACTTTATGCCTTTTTATTTACAATGGTACTGGACAAGAGACTGGCTTAATAAGAAAACCAAAGCGTGGTATAATGGTCCGCGTATCAAATGGATGAATTTATTTAAAGAAAAGAAACGAAAGAAAAAGGAGAAATGAAAATTCTTATACTTACATCGCTCGTCTTAATCATTGTTTTACTGGCTTTTATTGCCTTTATGGTCTTTATTATCGGACATAATATTGACGAGAAGAATAAGAAGTGAAACCTAAAATAATTCATACTAAAACATTTTCCTGTGCGAATGACCATCCTATTGTATATTATACAGTGGATAGTGAGAATAAGGCTGTATGTGAATATTGCTATACAAAATTTTTGTATGAGGAAGAAAAGAGAACAATTTCAGAGGAAATGCAGGATAAATTAGAACCTATACCCTGTCCAATGCACGAGGATTATGACGATTAATCCCATAAATAAAAGAGGTTGATCCCAACGGCCCTTTAGGTATATAGTGGAAAGTTCACCCTAAAAATAAATCAAAAGGATAAAAAGATGACGGTAGAAGAAATGCAAAGTATCATTGTGTACTTGACAGATAAAGTAGAAAAATTAGAAAAAACCCAGTGCAGATGTAACGATGATAAGACAGCAGTTTCACCGCCAGAGAAATACGTAACAAATTATGATGAAGATGAGGAGTGTCTGACGTGTTCAGCTTAGCCTTACTCAGCGCTTCCGACGTATGCGAAGGCCTAAACGAAGGCGGCGGCGGTTCTTACGCTTCTTCGAGCCGACCTTTCTACGTCCCTTATGTCCTTTTCTCTTTAAATCGGCTTTGCTCATTTCTTTCTTGACGTGTTTAGCTTAGCTCTTTTTCCTTCTTCTTACGTTCATACGAAACATCGAAAAATTCCTTTAGGTCTTTTTCTACTTTCTCGTATTTTTCGTTTCTAGGTTCAAATTCCTCTATTAATTTTTGAAGAACAACATACAGCACGGTCCGTGATCCGTCTAAATCTGTTCCCGCTAAAACTTGCCCCTCACTTGTTCTGTATTTCAGCGTAATGTCATTCGAACATTCTTGAATACGCCGTGAAACATTATTTGCCATTTCTAACATAGCATCTTTAAACTCTCTTTTTTGCATAAATACTCCTATCTTGATCCCATTGCTGTATACTACCGCGCCAATAATCTTTTTCCTTGCGCTCTAGTTGTTCCCACCGGGCCTTTTTAAATCCTTCTCTGTCAAACCTGTAGCGAATATTTTTAGCTCGTTTGTCATACTTTGTTTCCTCAGACATTGACACCTTTAAGTGGATTTTCCATAGAAAAATGCACATTAAAGGCCATTGAGCGTCTCTCTCCTTCACTTCTGAAAGGATAGACTTGATGTGTAAGCCAACTAGGAAATAAATAAAAATCGCCCACTTCCGGTTTTACAAGAAAACTGTGACGGGCAAAATGATTGGGCACGGAGCCTAAAAATTCAAGACAGCCAGCCGTAGGATGATGATCTTCTTTTTTATACTCTTCCTCATAATTAGGGGGAATTTTGAGGAAACAGACACCCGATAAATTTGAATCGTGAATATGCATCGGATTAAAATCACCTGCTACTTGACTGACTGCCCACACACGAAATGAAACTTTCGTCCCTTTTGGGAGATAGTCGGGAAGAACGTTTTTCGCGTATTCTTGTGATATGGTTGCAAGAAACTCTGGAAAAGTCTTAATGGCTATATGATCTATGCTAATTTCTTTCTTTACATTTCCTGCGAGATTGTGGCTCCAATCTCTTTCTTTACTTAATTTTTTGTCTTTTAAAATCTTATCTGCCTGTGCATTGAGAGCATCAACATATAGACTGGGAAGTTTTGTTTTGAGAATGCTTGGCCCGAACGGTTGATAGATATCAAAAGCAATTTCTTTTTGTTCTGTTTTAACCATCAAAATTTTCCGGGTTCTGCATTAACTCTTTTTCATGCTCTTTCCATAATCGTCTTCCTTCGGACAATGTCATTTCCCATTCGACAACATTAAATTCTTTCATTGAACCGTCCGTGTAATGAACACGAACTCGGTCAACTAATTCCCCGGATTCGGGATGGTTTTGTTGGAATCGTGAGACTCCACTAACTATTTTTTTTATCATCCTTTTTAGGAGGCGCTGAAAAATAGGTCGCCCTCATTTTTGCAATCGTATCACTCAATCCATTTTTTGCTAGAATAATATTTTTTAATTCTTCAATATGGTTTGCGTGATCATGATCTTTACTTGTAATGTAAGTCGGATTACTTGTTAATAATACTTCTCTAGCTTCAAGCTCTGATAATTCTCCTTGTATTTTATTTAAAACAGCAACATATAACGCCTGTTTAATCTGCGGGTCTGACATGATTATCCTCTCCGTTGGTTAATGTTGGTATTTCTTCTTCTTTATCAATTAAGTAACGTAGAAAGGACGCCATAGACATATAATTTTTTTCTGCTATGGGTCTGGCCTTTCTGTATGTTTCTATATTGATCGCGACAGATTTATATTTTTTTATGTCGGTCATTTCTTTCTCCTATATATGGTATGTTTATTCATACAAGGCCATATATATGGGATTTAATGTAATTGTCAAGGATTATTGTGTACTAAAACTTCATCCATTCTAAATAATAAGGGATAATCTTCTAAAAGAGAAAGAATAACATCTTTTAGTTTTGACTTATATAATGGGTCTTTTGCATAAGAATCCAACGTATTAACTAATGCAAACACATCAACTTCTCCCTGTACAACCTGTTTCATTCGTAAATCACGGTATTTTTTAAAAAACAAACTAGTATTTAATAATTCTACATAATCAGCAACGCTTTCACACTTGTTGCCATATTTTTTTAAAATAGCCGTGCCGCGTAAAGATTTAATATGTGGCTCTGTTCTATCTGTTTGTATAATACCATAAAAATTATTGGCTTTTCTTGCAAATCGAGAATTTCCCCAATTAGATTCTATGATGGCCTGTCCTACACTTAATACAATAACAGCGCGCTCGAAAGGATTGCTATCTGCGTTATATGTGATAGTGCATTCTGCAATTCCCTGCACGAACTGGTCCCTATCATCTTTTGCATAGTCAAAATCAAATCCGTTTAAGATAGGATTACACAACACGAGTAGTGTTGCGCAAAGCTCTTTAAGCATCATTTATCTTTTCTTTTTCTTTTTTTTTCACTGAATTTTCAAAAGTGTCCATTTCCATGCAAT